GCTGAACTCAAAACAAGAGGCGAGAATCTAGGACCTGCATTTCGAATGACAATAGACCAAAATGACCCAGATGTATTTCAAACTGTAATCGAAACAAAATTCATTGTATCATGTCTTAATTTTATTAACCTATCATTAACCGAAGGTTGGGTGTTAGAGCATAAAAGTAATTTTTATTTACTTTATCCATATGAAGCAGGAGCAGTACATTTTCCTGAATTACAGGCTATTGGGGTTCAATTAGTTCAAATTGATGGATTACAGGATGTAACAAACTTTTTAAGTCGATTAGGTGATAACCCAAGGTTAATTTTACATTATGTTCAACAAAATGCCGAAAGATTGACAGGTGTTGTTCATCAACGTAATGCAAATGGAATTTACGAAATGATGTTAGTGAAGAGATCAAGTGGTCAAATTATTAAACCTATTCAAGAATTAGTCAGTTTATATTCTGGAAGACAACCGACTGAACGTGATGAGAATGAGGATTTAGCTCAGGATCTACAATTAGCAGATGATGCAGAATTTAATTTGAGACCAGATGAATCACCTAGTATACCAGTAATAGAGGGATCAAAGGATGTTGACTTACCTTTATCTCAAGAAGACGAAATATCACTTGAGGGAATCGAAGAAATTTTGAATAGACTTAAGGGTGAAGAGGGAAAATCAGGAGTTAGTTTACCTAAAGAGTTAATTCGCAAGGAAGAAGGTGAGGATATTCCACCAGTAATTGAGAAAAGAAAAATTAGGAGAATTAATCGACGACCTCCTCCCTTAGATAGAGATTTAGTTCAACTTGATCTTGCTGGAAGAGACTTTATTCAAGCATTGCGAGAGGCATATAATGAAGTCGAGCAGTTCGATGATGGTGAAATCAACGTTGACAACCTACCAAATTTTAGAAGAGCATTTAACTTAGTTGAAACTTATGTAATTGATCACACTTCGAAGTTTGATCCGTATAGATTACCATCTAGTAATTATAATCAAAATATTGTCGAGAATTTTGAGGTTGTTATTGGAGACACCAGAGAGAGTTTGCGAGATTCAGGCGAAGGATTAGATATTCTACATATTCCTGGAGTTGAAGGAGAGTATCTGGACGATTTAAATTTATTGGAACAACGGCAAATACAAGAGGAGTCACAGCAAATTGAATTTCAATTAGGTGATTATGGGTTTGTCATTGGGCATGACGGAACATTACAAAAAATAGATGTGCATAATCAAAAAGCGAGACAGTTACGAGGTGAACTTATTGAGCCTTTCGTTGAAAACTTACATTTTCAATGGAGAGGTAATGCGACTTTTATTCCTGTGAGAAGGTTTCTAGAACGATTCTTTTCACACCCTCCAGGAGTCGAGGACGGTTTGTTTTCAGTTGGAAGGATTCTTAGAGATTTACAAACGACTGAAATTTCATATAATACAGTAGATTCTACAAGACGAAATGTTCCAGCTAATTGCTTAAATTTAGATAATATGAATGATACATGCCGGCACTTATTTCTAATGCTTAGGAGATGGGTTACTTTAGCCAGGCGTTTTCAGAATACGGCTCTTCACAAAAATGTTGCGATGGAGTTGGCTCGAGTGTATGGTGGTTGGTTACCTGGTGTTCAATATACTATACCTTCGAATGTGATTAGATTATTTAGAAATGGTCGATTATTGAATCATATTAACGCTCCAGCGTGTTATTCTCGCTTACATATGCTTATCGATCAACCTCTAATTGGAGTTGCTGACCCGAGAGATTGTGTTAAAGATTTTGCTAGATCTGAAGAATGGATTTACATTGATAACTATTTACCCTATATATTACATATTGAATTTTGGGAAATGTTCATCAATTGGTTCCCAGACTGTGGTATGGAGGGAATTCAGCGTTTATCTCCAATATTTCCAACTCAACTGTCTGACAGGGAGATCTGGATTGCCGCCAGGTTGTTGTAGTTATTCAGCTAACTGTACGGGACTCCTGCC